ATTCGGCCTGTTCGGCACAGAATTCCTCATATGTCCCAGTGTAACCACCTCTTACAGCCGCGCCATAAGCAGTCACTACACCGGCGCTGTAGGTCTCAGCCATTGACATGCACCTCCAAAGTTCCAAGATTTTCATTAACCAAAAAGCTGACGTCTTCCGCCAGGTTGTCGGTGACAGTTACCACCATCTGCCCGGTCTGATCAACCACATCAAACCAGGCATATCCGGCTTTCTCTGCGCCCTGCTGGGCCACCTCTGCGTAAAACCGGCTGTTGTTATAATCCTCGCCGTCCCTTGTCCCCGTTCCGCCCACGGCCCAGGATTCTGCCAGCGTGGCGGAGTCTTCCGCGTCCAGGGCGCTGCCTGCTGCGGCGTCCGCGCTGGCTGCTGCATCCGTCGCGCTCTGCCCGGTCTGCTCCACGGCGCTGTTCATGGCCTCGATGGCCTGATCAATGCTGTCCTGCTGGCCAGGTGTCGGATCAGGATTGACCGGCTGCGGTCTCCTGTTGACGTAGCACGTTACGCGGCATTCCGTTTCCCCGTCCGCATCGCCGGTGTGGAGATAGACGAAAGCATACACCGGCTGGCCGCTGGTCAGTAGCTCGTTGGGGATCTCTACCAGGCCATCTGTGGCAATGGCTGTCACGGAGAAGCCGCAAACCTCCAGATTGCTGAAATGCACCTGGCAGGCCGTCGGCAGCTCAAGCCCTTCGATCTGCAGCTGCTGCCCGTAATCCCACTGCCACAGAAATGGCGTGGCGTTGGCGTAGCGGCTGCCCGCCTCGAAGGTGGCGGTTGTTACATTGCTCATATTCAGCCCTCCTACAGGACGATTTTCCCGATAATCACATAGCTGCCGCCCACCTGGGCCACAAGCACCCGATCTCCGGCGGAAAGTGACTGCCCGCTGATCTTCCGATAGCGCTGGCTTCCGGCTGCAGAGTCTCCATCAATCCGCAGGGTTGTGCCTGTGGAGCTTGAGCTGGCCCCGACAGTCGCCAGAAGCAACTGCCCGGCTTCGCTGCCGGTTTGATCCCAGATCAATTCATCCAATGTTATTGCTCACCGCCTTTTCTAGTATGTGTTTCATTGTTCCGCCGACCTGAAGCGTCATGCTCCACTCGGTTTCCCGACACAGGCAGTTAATTTCACCAAATCTCAGATGAACAGCGTCATAAACGCCCCAACCTGGGAACAGGGCCGTTTCCACGGTGTAAGTCTCGCCGGTATACATCGTTTCCCGCAGCAGTTTCTGGGCATATGCCTGTAGGCTAGCGCTGTCAAAAATGTCCTTGACCTTGACCAGCTTGGCAATCACCCGTCCTCGCCGTACCGTGGATAAAGGGCTATTCGGATTGGTGTTAGTTGCTCGGACTGTCAGCACACTCCGGTCAGGCGTGCTACAAGTGCAAATGATCCGATTTGGCGTATTGAAAATATCTGATTCTTCCGTGATAGTTGGCAGCAGAAGGTTTTTGATGTTGCTACTATCCATCTCGTGTGCGATATTGCCCACGTTGATCTCTTCAGCAGGCTCCAACACTGCCAGCCCGGAGGAGTTAAACCACAGCGGATTGTAATTGATAGCCTGCAGCAGTTCGTTGACAATGGCCAGGTAGCTCGTTCCCAATTGCCAGCTGCGGGCCGTCGGCATGGCGGCATTTTTTGGTGTTTGGGTGATCAGCGTAACCCCACAGGCGTTGAGATACTGCACAACCGCTGTCAGGTATTGCGTGCCAGCGTCAATAAACGATGTAGAATCTGGCATGTTATTCTTAATTCGCCAACCTCGATCATATGCCTCCACACGAACGGTTTTGACTCCGTTTTCCCGTGTCCGGCTGACAGTAGCTGGGAGAAAGACGCCAAGAGGCGACCACGTTCCGTTGATCCTGATCTCTGGCCGGATTTCATCCGACAACCAGTCTATATCGTCTGGTTCCCAGAATTCACCGGACATGCTGGTCTTGATCTCCCCGGAGGCTTTCATTCTGATAGTTGGGGCGCTTTCAGGCAGCGCATAAAGCTCCCCTAGATCCGCCCCGCCCCGAACGATGATAAAACGGAAATCAACCTCACGAATCATCGCTGATTTCCTCCCAGTGAATCTGCTGGATGGTGAACGTGAATGCCGTATAGAAATCTGTTTCCCGCTTGTTCAGCGTGGCTAGCGGCCCCACGATCACGTTTCCACGCCTGCTCTTAAGGATCACCACCTGGCCAAACAAAGATTCAAATGCGGCGGCCTGGGCCGAATCTGCGAACGAAACGTCATAGCGCCCAGTTTTGTCTCTGAACGGGGCCATTTCCAGCACAGGATATTCCACCCCGGCAAAGTGCCGATAGGTCACTGTACGTTCGCTGGAAAACTCCTGCACAGTTGCGCTTCGGTCAGACAGGGTAAGTTTGATCCATTCGCCGCTGCCGTTCAATGCACCGATCACCGGCTCCTCAATGCTTACTGTTCCGGTAACCGTGTTGCTTCTGGTGTAATTCCAATTTGGAAGCATGGCCACAACATGCCAGCTATGTTCGCCCATTGACATCCGGTCGGTGAATTGTGTGCCTTTCGTGTAACCGATCTGGGCACCATCCCGGAACACCTGAAAGCCCTCCGGCTGTGGATCTCCTGCCGAAACTGCCCAGCGCAGCTCCGCGTCAACGCCGAATGTACCGGTGATGGTAACTGTGCCTGCTGGAGCATTCTGCACATCAAAAATCAGCGTGCCTGGCTGGCTCCAGAGACCATACTGGTTCTGAATAACCATCGACGCCGTATACTGCCCATCCGCAAGCGGTTCCGGAAGTGTAAAGCTCCGGTCGTATCCGTAACGGACACCGTAATCCACACCATTAACTGTTAGTTGCCAGGCTTCCTGCCCTTCACTTTGCCAGTTGAACGTGGTATATGGTGCGCTATTGGATGTCAGCACAGGGGCAGGAGAAGCAGCAATATTGGTAAACGTGACGCCGTTGCTCCAAGAACCGGCAACACCGTCTTGGTTATAAGATCGGACACGCCAATAAATTGTCCCAGCAGGGAAAAAGTCTGCCGGAACAGTATAAATCCTGGTATTTCCAGATACACTGGTCAGGTCCTGGTATGTGCTGTTCGGCGGCCCCCATTGTATGTCCGCTCCATTTTGCAAACGTCCGGAAGGATTGGAATAATTCCACATTAGGCGGATCGGCCGACTACCATCCACAATGGAATTAATCGGCGAAGACGGAATCGCAGTGCCCAAAGGCTCAGCAGTGCTGATTGTGTACTCTGGGCTATAGACGGTCTCTGTCCTAGTGCCATCCGTTACCGTGACAACTGCACGCCAGACAATGCTGCTGCCAGTGATGGTGTTGGCCGGGATGGTGTAACTGCTGTCCGCAACGTCAATATGCGTCCAGTTTTCGTCATCGACGTTTTTCCACTCAAAAGCCTGCCCGGTAATCTCCCAACCTTTTAACGTGTACTCCGGTAGGACTGTGGCCCATGTGAAACTATTATCTGCCTGCTTTGGCAAATAACCGCCATTTGGTGAGCCGGAAACAGTCGGCAGATAATCCTCGTCGGAAAGACTCATCTGCAGCACCGGCTGGTTCTGGCTGGTCGATGTCCAGAAATTTCTATCGCCCCAGGCGGAGATCCCGTTCCCTATGTAGTCCAAGAAATTCTGAGCCGAGCTGCTGCCTACGTTTACAAAATCTGAATAATAGTATCCAGCGAAGCTGTAGCCGAGTCGCACCGTATCGGATAGTCCGGCTGTGTCCGGCATTGTGTTGAATGTTACCGTCGCATCAAATGCATCCGTAAGCCAATCAAAATTGGCAAAGCCGAAGTAGCTGGTGCCCGGTAGGCTATAAGATTCAAAATATAGCCCCAGCCGGTACGCAATGACTCGCCGGTGAGCGTATTCCGCCGGGATTGAGAAATGCACCAGGGCCTTAAGAGCGGAGCTGATGCTTTGATTGCTGCCCATCTTTTCAGCAGTATATCCAACCTGATTCGGATTATCGGAATCGACGATCAGCACCCGGTCTGCGTTGATTGTTATTGATGCCATCGCGTCATCCCTCCATTCTTCGCCGCACGCGGGCACTCTGGGCTAGTTCCACAATGTCATTGAAGTCCTTAACACTCTTGGCGTCTATCGTCACATAGAACGTATCTCCGCCCAAGTTGCGACTATCCTGTGCGTTCAGGATCTGCGTCCCGCCCGGCAAGCTGACCAGCTCCGGCCCGGCTTCGCCAACCCAGGTCAGACCGCCGCGCCAGTTGTCGTTGCCGGTGGCATTGTAGTTATAACGCGGATCGTATTGCACATAGTTGCCGCTGTTTTTGTCGTAATAGCGGCCCGTGTTGCTGTCGTATCCGTAATTCTGCTGCCAACCGCCGTAGAAGTTGTCATACTGGGCCAGCGTGCCGTTCTGCTGCATGGTAACCCGCTGCACGTTGTTGGCCTGCCCGTTCTTGTAATTCAGGCCCAGGCCGGTCTTAATCCGGTTCCAGTCCAGTGTGACTATGCCGGTCACAACATTGGCAAAGTCCGCAATGGCCGCCAGCAGTTGGGCCACGCCGTTCAGCGTGGACTGCAGCCAGGTCATTTTGCTCCCCATGGCGGGGATCGTGGTCTCTGTCAGACCTGTGGCCGCCCGGATAATGTTGGACAGGGATTCCACAATGCCTGCAATGGCTTGGATAATGCCGGATTTCTGCAGCATGTCAGCGCCAGCCTTGATGGCAGCGGAGAACGTGTCCATTGCCGCCTTGCTTGCCGGGGCAAAGTCTGCCGCCAGTTGTTTCTTTGTGGCCTCAATGGTCAGCTGCATTTTCTGGTAACTATCATCCACCTCGCCAAGCTTGGCGATCTGGCTTTCGTCAAGGACATAGCCGGTTGCCTCAGCCTCGACGGCAAGACCTTTAAGGGCATCCGCCCCCTGGATGATCAGAGGATTCAGCTCCTGCGCGGATTTGCCCAGGATCGCCATTGCAGCGGCGTCCCGTTCTGTTTCATTGGGAATCTGGCCCAGGGCGGTGATGACGTCATAAAAGACCTCTTCAGAGTCACGGAGCTGCCCGCTGGAATCCGTTATGGAAACGCCCAAATCCGTGAACGCCTGCATGGTTGCGGCATTGCCGTCATTCGCAGAAGCCATGCTGCGGGTCAGTTTACTCAGGCTGCTGGTCATGGTCTCTGTGGAGACATCGATCAGCTCGGCTGCATATTCCCATTGCTGCAGTGTGTCTGTGCTGACGCCGGAAATCATGCTTTGAGTCATCAGGTCGTCAGCCTCGCGGGATGCTTCCAGCGTCATTTCGTGCAGCTTTTGGATGGATTTAATCAGGGCCGTAACGGCCGCAGCGGTTGCACCCAGGGCAAGGGCAGATCCGTTGCTCATGCCCTTCATACCGTCCAGGGCTTTCTGTGCCCCTGCGGGGATCTGGATGCCCAGACTGTTTGCAATCTCCTCCACTTTTCCGGTCAGCCCGGACATCACATTGCCTTGCTGCTCCAGCTCAGTGTTATTCTCGTCAACAGCGTGCTGCAGCTCCATCTGGGCCGCTTCCGCGTTATTTAATTTAACAATCCAGTCCTGAGTCTTTTCGGATGATTCCCCATACTGCTGCGCCGCATTGGCCACAGCCTGCCGCAGGGTTTCCACCTTATCCTTCTGCTGCTGCAGCTGACGATCCAGCACATCGCCTCGCTTTGTCAGGTATTCGACGGACTCAGTGTTGCCCTTATACTCGGCCTGGAGCTTTCTCATTTCGGAGGCCAGAACCTTGTTCCCGCTGTTCAGATTGTTCAGGGCTTGCCGGTATTCTTTCTCCCCGTCCAATTCCACGCGGGCCTTGACTGTCCTTGTCGGCATCCTGGTTTAACCTCCTCCCATCAAATACGCGGACAGGCTGCCGCCGCCGTTTCCGGTGGCCGGTTTGTGTTCCGCGCGAAAATATGCATTGTAAAGCGCATGCAGCCGCCTGGGGTTCTGTGTCCTCCAGAAGTCCCGTTCCGGCTGATGCAGACTGAAACACCAGATAGAAAGATACCGGGCGAAGTCAATCTCCGCCCGGTTTCTCAGTTTCCCCGGTCGGATGCACCTTCCGGTTCTGCCGGGCTATCTTCCTGGGCTTCCGGCGGGGTGATTGCCCGCACAACAAGCCCCATGATTTCCTCCCTGGGGATCTCTGCCAGGTGCAGCTGGCGGCCCAGGTCACGACTGCTGAACCGCTCCGGCCAGCCCTGCTCATCGGCATAATCATTGAGCATGGCCGCCAGAAAATCCAGCACACTCCGCATGCTGTGCCCGGCATCCAGAGCCGC